CGTTGGACCTAATCGCAACACACCGGAAAAAGTGCCATGAATACGATGATGATGTGGGGCATGAACGCAGAGAATTTGACGTTGAGGACGTCATTATTATGGAAAACGCTGCCCGCGCCGCCGTCGCAGAACTGAAAGGACAAGACGATGAAGTTTAGTAGATGGGATGAAAATGGCACTAAGATTGAGATGGAAGTCCATGATGAGTCAACAATCGACGAATTGTTAGAGGAGTTTCAGAATTTTCTTCGTGCTTGCGGTTATGTGATTGATTATAACCAATGCTTGATATTAGAGGATATGGATCAATGAAAGTATTTATCGGCGGTTATCCTAACCGTAGGTTTTATCACAACTGGCTATATAACTGGTTTGGGTATTCTCCTAAACAAAAAACTAAAATTCGCATAGACCGATACGACACTTGGAGTATGGATCACACACTTGCTCCTATCATCTTGCCTATGCTCAAACAGCTAAAAGAAACCAAGCACGGTTCTCCTATGGTGGACATGAAAGATGTTCCACAAGAACTACGTGCTACTAAAAAGCAGTTAGACGCATACGGTTGGAACGGTGAAACAGATCCTAAGTTCTTTGATCGCTGGGATTGGGTACTAGATGAAATGATCTGGGCATTCGAACAAAAGTGTCGTGATGACTGGGAAAGTGATTACTACGAGTATCGTAAAATAGGCCCAGAAGAAGAAAAAGATCCGGATAGTTTGTTTGGACTAAAACTTGTTTGGGAAGATCGTGAAGGACGTAAAGCTCATCAAGAACGCATGAGCAACGGTTTTAGACTGTTTGGCAAATATTTTGAATCATTGTGGGATTAGAGCTTGACACTTATCTATAAATGTGTTATTGTTATTAAAACAACATAAGGTAATACAATGGCAACTTATATTCTAGTAGACACGGCAAATACGTTCTTTCGTGCAAGACACGTGGTTCGTGGCGATATTGATACTAAGGTAGGTATGGCATTACACATTACACTTAACAGTGTTAAAAAGGCGTGGCGCGACTTTGATGGCAGTCATGTTGTGTTCTGTTTAGAAGGGCGCAGCTGGCGAAAGGACTTTTATGAGCCTTACAAGCGCAATCGGCAAGTGAGTCGTGATAAAATGACTGTACAAGAGAGCGAAGAAGATACAGTGTTTTGGGAAATCTTTGACGAGTTTAAAAACTTTGTTACAGAAAAGACTAACTGTACTGTTATGCGTCATCCGCAGCTAGAAGCAGATGATTTGATTGCAGGTTGGGTACAAGCACACCCCGATGACAATCATGTTATTATTAGTACAGACGGAGACTTTGCACAGCTGATTGCTCCTAATGTACGTCAGTACAATGGTGTTAGTAACACTACAATTACGCACGAAGGCTACTTTGATGACAAAGGTGCTCCTGTAATTGACAAGAAAACTAAAGAAGCAAAGCCTGCGCCTGACCCTGCGTTTATGCTATTTGAAAAGTGTATGCGTGGCGACACCAGTGACAATGTGTTCAGTGCGTATCCAGGTGTGCGTAAAAAAGGCACTAAGAATAAAGTTGGTCTTATTGAAGCATTTGCAGACAAGAACGACAAAGGCTTTAACTGGAATAACATGATGCTACAACGGTGGGTAGATCATGAAGGTGTAGAACACCGTGTACTTGACGACTATCAACGTAACGTTACACTGTGTGACTTAACTGCACAACCCGAAGACATCAGATTAATTATTAACAACGAAATTAACAATGTAGAAAGCAAAGATATTACACAAGTAGGCATGAGACTGATGAAGTTTTGTGCTAAGTGGGATATGCAGCGTGTAGCTGATCAAGCTGCAAGTTTTGCGGAACCTCTACAAGCAAGGTATATTAAATAATGAAACTAAAAACACTACTACAAGATAAATTTTGGATTGTCGAAGACCAAGGCGAGAACGTTGGTACACTTGCATTTGATGAAGAAAAATTTGTGTTTTCTAGTAAAGAAGGAACACTGTTCTTTACAAATAAAAAACAAATTAAAAAAGATCTAGGTATTGATCTTAAAAACTCTATTACTATTTCAGACGGTACTGAAGAAGTACTAGAAGTGCATGGTTATCCGTGTAGTGTACGCCCTTATAATACAATGTTTAATATCAAGAAAAATCTGCCTTTGTTTACTAAAAGCGATAAATCTAAAAGCTTGTACTGTGCAGGGTATTATGTTATTAAATTTGAAAAAGGCTGGGTTAAAAGTTTTTGTCCAAAACTGGTAACTATTGAACGTTACGAATCCAAAGGTCCATATAAAACTGAATCTGCAATGAAAGAGGCATTGTGGGATGCAAAGTGATCCTATAAACACAATACCCATACAACAGTTTATACAGCAAGTAAAAGCAGCTGACAACGGCAATCAACGTGAGATTCGAATGCCTATAGCACAAGCTAAGAATCTTGCATTTACACTGGGTATTGTATCGTCCAGATTAACCGCAGACCTAGAAAAAGTTTTAGTAAATACTTCTACACAACAAAATGAAATAATAGAGGTAAGACTAGATGGCGGCACAGGCTTTAACGATTGAATTAAATGAGAATCTGATAAATAGTATAGGGACCGGAAGGAACGATACTATGAGCAGACCTAAGCCAACTGTGATCTTAGAACACACTGATAATGTCACGTACAAGTGTGAACAGATCCTCGAGGCTGATGCTATTTGGGCTGTTTTTCATAAAGGTAAACCATTTAACCTTAAAAGTTCTAATATGCTTACTAATTATCCGGGTCCTAAATATAAAAAAACTAGCTTTTCAAATCCAGGACATGCACACAATCTTGCAAAAAGATTAAACGATATGTTAAAATGCCAAGACTTTGCTGTATATAGACTCACAGACGGCGAGCTGGTTATCGAAGAATGAACTGGAAAGAAACTTACACTAAAATTTTTCTCAAACAACTTGATAAATCAAGTGACAATGCTAGTGTAAAGCAATACATGCCGCTATGGTGGCAGAATACTAGAGAAAAAGACAATGGTGGATTACGCTTAACAGAAGCTGGCTTTGACGTATTAAAGCAGATCGAGCTTGCTACTTATGACATACCGTACCCTAAAGAAATGCCACTAACTACTCAAGTTATTATTTTCTTAGATCAGTTTATTGATTGTCCGTACTATCTTACCGATCGCAGTATCACTGTAACGAACGAAAAGAAAGCAGTCGAACTTACTCTTTTCTCAGGTGATATAAGAAAATACGGCCTAGTTAAAGCAATGAATAGAGAAAAAGGTTGACAGACTCTGTATAGATGTTATATTACTTGTATGCACTGAAACATATGAGAGGAATACAGCATGTCAGAGATGTTACGCACAGTAAGCCCAAACAAAGCTAAAAGCGCTATTCTACGCACTATGAAGAAAAAGCGTCCGATCTTTCTCTGGGGTCCCCCAGGCATCGGTAAATCGGACATTGTAGCGCAGGTTACCAATACTCTTTCAAATCCACATTTGATTGACATTCGGTTGAGTCTTTGGGATCCTACCGATATCAAAGGTATCCCACACTTTAATCCTACAACAGAAAAAATGACTTGGGGTGCTCCTGAAGAACTCCCAGACGAAGAACTAGCTGCAAAATACGATAATATTGTACTGTTCCTTGATGAGATGAACTCAGCGGCTCCTGCTGTACAAGCAGCAGCATACCAGCTTATTCTCAATCGCCGTGTAGGACAGTACAAGCTGCCAGACAATGTTATTATTATTGCTGCTGGTAACCGAGAAGCAGACAAAGGTGTTACATACCGTATGCCTGCTCCGTTGGCTAACCGCTTTGTACACTTGGAATTGTCAGTACTATTTGATGACTGGTTTGACTGGGCAGTAGACAATAATCAACACGCAGACGTTGTTGGTTACTTGCAATTTGCAAAGCAAGACCTTTATAACTTTGATCCTCGTTCGCCTAGCAGAGCGTTCGCAACTCCTCGTAGTTGGAGTTTTGTAAGTGAACTGCTAGAAGATGAGGACGACGAATCCACCACAACTGATCTAGTGTCAGGCTCGGTAGGAGAAGGATTGGCAGTAAAATTTATGGCTCACCGTAAAGTTGCTGCTAATATGCCTAACCCAACAGATATCCTGGAAGGTAAGGTAAAGGAGCTCAAGGCTACGGAAATCAGTGCAATGTATTCCTTAACCGTATCACTATGTTATGAGCTCAAAGAAGCAAGCGACACAGGCAATAAGAACTTTGACACAATGGTCAATAACTTCTTGCGCTTTTCAATGGATAACTTTGACACCGAAATGGTTGTCATGGGTATCAAGCTTGCTCTTACCCAATATAGCTTGCCTATTGATCCGGACGCTGTCGAATGCTTCGACGAGTTCCACGATCGCTATGGCAAATATATTAAGGCTGCGCAAAGCAGCTAAAAACAAGGAAAGTGGATCATCGTTTGGTCCACTTTCTCTTGACTTCTGTACTAGATATGTTATTATAATACTATAGCAAACGGAGACAGCACATGCTACACTTTACTGACACATTTAAAATGTCTACTAAAAAAACGCAGTCTAAGCTTAAAAACTGGGAGCCAAATCCGGATCTTACAGAAGACGAGCTAAAAGAAATGAACGCTGTTGTAGTAGATCGAATTATTACTGCAAGAGTTGGTTTATTGTTACGTCATCCGTTCTTTGGTAACTTAGCTACACGCTTAAAAATTCAAGCATGTGATGATTGGTGTATGACTGCTGCTACAGACGGTCGAAACTTGTACTACAACACTCAGTTCTTTAATGCTATGGATAATAAAGAAATTGAGTTTGTTATTGCACACGAGATTCTGCACTGCGTGTTCGATCACCTTACTCGCCGAGAAGATCGCAACCCTATGCTGTATAACATTGCTGCTGACTACATTGTAAATAATATGCTAGTAGACCAGCGCATTGGTACTATTCCTAAACTAGTAGACTGCTTCCAAGACTTTAAATACCGTGATTGGATGTCAGAGGAAGTTTATGACGATCTGTTTAAAGAAGCAGAAAAGAACGGCCAAGAAGCACTCGAGCAGTTGGGCGAAATGCTAGACGAGCACTACGACTGGGGAGAGGGCGACGGTGACGAAGACGGTGAAGGAGAAGGCAACAGCAAGGGCCGTCCTAAATACAGCAAAGAAGAGCTCGATCAAATCCGCGACGAAGTAAAAGAAGCAATGATTAATGCTGCACAAACAGCAGGTGCTGGAAATGTTCCTGCAGGTATTCAGCGTATGATCAAAGAGCTTACTGAGCCTAAAATGAACTGGCGTGAGCTAATTCGACAGCAGATCCAGTCTACAATTAAGAATGACTATACCTTTGCTCGCCCTAATCGAAAGAGTCTACACACTGGTGCAATTCTTCCTGGGCAAGACTTTATGGATACATGCGAACTGTGCATTAGTATTGACATGAGCGGATCGATCAGTAACGAACAAGCTGCTGACTTCTTAGGCGAAGTAAAAGGCATTATGGACGAGTTTAAAGACTATAAAATTAAAATTTGGTGCTTTGACACTAAAGTATACAACGAAGACGACTTTAGTGCAGACGACGGACGTGAAATTACTGAGTACGAAGTTGCAGGCGGTGGTGGTACTGACTTTATGGTCAATTGGACTTATATGAAAGACGAGGACATTGTTCCTAAGAAGTTCATTATGTTTACTGACGGCTATGCATGGGACAGCTGGGGTGACCCGGACTACTGTGACACAATCTTTTTAGTTCACAGCAACCATAATAAAAATTTACAAGGACCATTTGGTATGACAGTACACTACGACGAGGCTGCATGAAAAAATTAGTACCAAACCCCTATAACGTTTTCGAAGTGCGTAGAGTTTCCTACCCTCCTATGCACTTCGAGTACGCTTCAATACCTGGTATTAGATATAATCTAGGCGAAGCACTGAGCAAATGGGTAGAAACAAATCTTAAGAGTAGATACTACTTAGGAAAAGAATTGGTTATAGATCATAATAACGAGATAGCACACGTTACAAAAATAGGGTTTGAGAGTTCAAAAGAGCTTTCTTATTTTATGCTAGCTTGTCCACATTTAAGATATAACACATAACAGTCAGATAATTATTATAGTAAAAGGAGATAGCAATGACTGAGCAAACTCAAGAAGAAACTACATTCAACGAATCAACAACTGGAGAATCAAACACTATGGAAGATCAAATGAATCAAGAAGCAGCAGAAGCAGTAGACACAGCCGCTACAGCAGCAGAAGCACCAGCAAGTGCAGGGGGCGCACCAGCAGACTTGACTGTGCAAGACCTACAAGCACTTAAAGTAATCATCGACGTTGCAAGTCAGCGTGGTGCATTCCGTCCAAACGAAATGCAAACAGTAGGTGCTACTTATACAAAGCTAGAACAGTTTTTAGGTGCAATTGCAGCATCACAGCAAGCACAGCAAGCCGAAGCAGCGCCAGCAGAAGGGTAATAATCCAATGATTAAACATGTCGGAAGACTGATTAAAAGTAAACGGCGTGTGGTAGTTGCTTATAGAGTTGTGCCAGGCGACGTAGAAAGTTGCCTGGTCATTGCAACTGAAAGTCTAACTGCTGACGAACACGATAGCCTTATGAAGGTCGTAGAGTCAGCAGCTGGACAAGAGGCTGATGATCTAGCATTAGTGCTAGACAGATCATCTTTGCCCGATGGGCGTCTTATGCTGAGAGCTTTCCACGCAACTGGAAAACTACAGAAAATGCCAACTAATGAAGTTGAAATGGTTCCAAACCAAAAGACGTCAATTAGACTCGATGAATTAAACAGTCTCATTGCACAACAACGAGGTGTAAGTATTGAAGACCTTGCATTACAAGACCCGACGAAAAAATCCTTAACTACAGACAATGCTATCGTCGAAGAAGAAACTATGCAAACTTCTGTACCTACACCCCCTGCAGTTCTTTCAGACGAAGAACTAGCAGCATCGTATAGGTCACAGGCTGATGCTTTGTTCAAAGAAGCAAAGAACCTTCGAGAACAAGCTGAAGAACTAGTACCTACTAAAAAGAAGAAAAAAGCAGAGTAGTGGCCAATAATAACAAACTGCCTCCGGAAATAGTAAATCACTGGCCGGAGGTTTTTGATAATGTAGAAATTAAATCTGTACCCATAGAGTATATCAGTAGTATTAATATCTTTTTTAACAATGGAAAGGTGTATACTATTGATGTATCTAAGGAAAAGAAAAAATATGCTGATTCTGAGTCTTTGGAATCTTCATTAGAAACGTTTTTTGCTGAATACGATAATGTTATTAAGAGTATTGATTTTAGCATCGATACTCCTAAAGTTAAACATGATGTACAAAAACGTATAAAGTCCTTCCTTAAAAAAGGCAGATAAAGCATAAATACTGTAACACAATATTTACGGAGATGATGCATGCCATTACAAATTAGACGCGGTACTGACGCTGAAAGAACAGATAGTACATTTACGCCTGCTGAAGGCGAACTAATTTATACAACCGATACTAAAAAGCTATATGTTGGTGATGGTGTAACACCCGGAGGTGTTGCAATTGACACAGTTGGTGATGATAGCACTATCAGCGGAGTAGGTGGTGCAACTGTAATAAGCGATCTATCAGATGTGATCATTGAAAATCCTGTACCTGGTAGTATTTTAAAATATGATGGAGTAAGTTGGAAAGTCGGTGAAGACACTGCTGGGTTAATTACAGTAAGCGATCTATCAGATGTGATCATTGAAAATCCTGTACCTGGTAGTATTT